GCGGCAACTTTTCACTAAATACTTCACAATCGCTCTGTAACTGCCGATGACTTCGCAAACATTCTATGATGCCCCAGGTGGCATTCGCCGAGAAGGCAATGACCAAACGCTTACCTTCACTCGCACGTCTCCAACAACTGGTACGGTTTGTTGGGGTCCAGTCCCAGGTACTGTGTGTGGCACTCCAACCGGATATTACGCTGGTGGCGTATTAGTTGGCAGCACATCCCCAATTGGTCAAGGTGAAAAACCAGCAGACGGCACGTGCTGCTATAATGGCGATCCAACGCTATCGACGCAACTATTTGCTGGTGATACAATTGGTTCAGCAAAAGTGTTATGGAGCAGCAACACTGACAAAACAACAAACTGCATCGAGATTACTGGGTTAGATGGCAACTGTGCTGCATATTACTTTGCTTTTTTGCAATCGATAATACTTGCCGGTATAACCAAGACGGAATTTACAGCTATTCGCTACCTGCATCGACATATGCTGTTCAGTGCACACAAGGTAGTCAGTGCATTCAAACAAACGGTGCTCGACCAACTGATTTGCTTGTATTACAGACACCAGGTGGTACCGTCGATCCAGCAACCCAAACATTCCCAATCCAAATCAATATTGATGGAAAATCAACCGACCTTGTTGTTCGTGGTTCACAGCTAACAACGTACCAATCACTCGTTGATGAACTTAGCACTGCGTGGCAGCGAATTGGTTCTGCACCAATCGAGTCGGCTACTCCACCTCACTATGGTGAATTTTTATACATCGGTAGTAAGTGGTATCAATTTGATGGTGAAACCGCTCGTCAAATCTTCCCACTCCTATCAGCAACTGATCCCCATACGCCAGCAACAAATGATATTTGGGTCAACAGCGCAACAGGTGAACTTGTTGTGTGGAACGGCACAATGTGGGTTGCACCATCTGGATCAGTGATTCGTTTCCCACAAGATCCAACGATCATCAGTTGTGACCAGTATTGGTACGATGGTGCTACCACTTACCGATTTGATGGCGTAACCTGGATTGCTCAACCTGCATACTTCAATGTAACAGATCCAGCAGTTGCTCCTACGCTAACATGCGATACGTTCTGGCGCAATGGAAATAATTTTAGCCGATGGAATGACAAGGGTATGGTCTGGTCGCAGGTGTCTGTTCTATCGTATCCTACTGACCCTCGTGCAGTTGCAAACGGTACAATGTTGTACAACCCACTATCACTAACTCTGCAAATGTGGAACGGTCTAACGTGGGTTGACCAACAGTTCGCAAACACGACGACAGCACCTAAAAAACCTCTTGCAAACGCATTGTGGTTTAACCCGTCTGCCAACGCACTATCAAAGTTCAACGGTTTAACTTCTGCTTGGGATCCAGTTCCTGTTATCGTTGCAGTTAAGCAATTGAACAGTGTTGCAAATGGCGACCTGTGGTTCAATACGACTACCCAATCGCTCAACGAATACGGAACAACAGGTTGGATTGATGTATCGCCAACAACTTTTGTTACTGATCTCGATCCATCAAAATCTGCTATTATTGCAGATGGTGCTCTGTGGAAAACTACTGCACAGTGGTTTGTTCGAGATGGTGCTCGCTGGGTCGGTGTTAATGTAATCGACAGTGCAACGGATCCACGTCAACTTACATCCGGATTCTGGTACAACACGGTAACATCTTCGTGGTATCAACGTAATGGTCTTGCTTGGAGCGTGATCACACCAACGTTTACGACAACATACGACCCTACGGTTGCCCAACTTGGCGCAACTTGGTTTGATGGTACGCAACTGTATCAACAGACAACTTTAACAGCGTGGGTACCGGTTGTATTTAACACGACTCCTGTCGCACTCCTCGTTGGACAACGTTGGTTGAATACTACAACAGGTGCAATGTTCCAGTGGTCTGGTTCAAAATGGGTCGAGCAGGTTCCTCCGTACACGGTTGCATTCAAAGAGAATAATGACATCCTAATTACGTCAACAACTTGTGGCGAACCATCGTACATTGAAATCACTAACGCACCGCTACTATTCTCATTGATGAGAACAATCACTGGTATTCCAGTTCCGGGGTTGGATGGCAAATCGAGCACACCGATGTATGCTGAACTTGGTATTGGTACAGACGGTAGCGTTGATGAACGCCGTGCGATCATCGACAACCTTTACACTCGTCTTGGCCATCCTGTGATCAATGTTGAATTAACGCGGTCACAAATGGATCTCGCCGTTCAAAAGGGTCTCGACTACATTCGCCGAGATTCTGGTGCTGGTTACAACCGTGGTTACTTCTTCCTAACACTAAACGCAGGTCAGCAGAGTTACACACTAACCAGCAAAGCAGTCGGCTTCAATAAAATCGTTGATGTTTTGTTTGTATACCGTCCACGTGGTGGTTTTTTGAATTCTACATTTGGTGGCGAAATCTACGGTCAACAAATGTTGCAGCAACTATACGTGTCGGGCACTTTTGATATTCTAACATACCACTTGTTAGCAAGCTATCAAAACGTCGTTGCAAAAATGTTTGCATCTGAATTCCAATATGATTGGTCAGAGCGCACTCGTGTGTTATCGATCAAGCGTAAAATCGGTCGTGGTGAGCGCGTATTGATCGATGCTGTTATTGAGCGAACAGAGCAAGATCTACTAACAGACCGGATTACAAAAAATTGGGTTGAAAACTGGGCACTATCGGAGGCAAAAATGATGCTTGCTGAAATGCGTGGCAAATATACAAGCCTACCAGGCGCGGGTGGTTCAATTTCTATGAATGGTGCAGAACTAAAAGCGGATGCGCAAGCAATGCAAGATAAATTGAAACAAGAGATTTACGACTATGTTGCATCTGATGTTGAAACGTGGGGCATTGGTGCAAGTATCACCAGAGGATAATAATGAGCATCTTTCTCGATCCAACGATTGTTCCGCCACCAGCCCTTGCACCAGAGCACCGTGAGCAGTTTCCAACGTCCACTCACTTTGTTGACCGCAATGCAACGCCAACAGAATGCGATGCAGGCGACTGCGCTCCGCTACCTGGTCAAGGTTTGCAACAAACCGCTTTCCAAGGTCCAGGATGCATTATCATTCAGTCTGGTGGCGAAGTATGTGCGCAGCCAGCGCCAGTAAAGACTTCCGCTGCAAGCCAATTAACAAACCAACTAGCAGATAACGCGTATATCAACAATGTTGCACTACAACAGTTGAATATGGGTGGTGCTAACGCTTGCATCTTCAAACTACTTGGTGTGCATCAACAAGGTACGCTGATTGACGCAGCTGGGTTTGGCACTGCAATCGCAAGCGATTTTATTGCAGACTTTCCGCCTCGTAACGCTTTTGATCGGTTCTCCACTCACTGGGTTAGTGACACAAACAGCAAAGATGCTTGGATTGGGTATGACTTTGGCGTTGTTAAGCGTGAGAATGGTCTTCAACAATATCTAACGAAGCGAATGCGGAAGCTCGTAAACATATTACCAGCATTGCGATCAAGCAAGGCGGCACAGAACAAAACCGTGTATCACGTGCTCGTGTTGAGCGTAGTGATGATGGTATTCGTTGGTTTGGTGTTGATGTGATCAACTTGCCGCAGAATACAGAACGCAACACGATCGCTGTCAAACAAAGTGTCCCATCAAGAATGTGGAGACTACGTCCAGTCGCTTCGGGTACTGACCGTTGGATCGTCGACACTCTTGAACTTTTCGAATTTGTTCAAACTGATATCGCCAACATCCAGGAGAGCCCTCTATTCCAAGAGAACCGTGATCGCTCGTATAGCGTCAATCCAGTCAAGATGAAAATCTTCTATGACCTGATTGATATCAATACGGAGCTCGCTCGATTCGGTATCGACCTACCAGCCGCTACACTAACAATGACCACTCACTTTGGTGAGACAGTTCGCCTACTCGGTCGTGGTTTTGTTATCGGCGATGTGATTGAAATTCCAAGCGAACTTCAGTTTACTCCTGATATGAAAATTGTCCGTAAGTATGTCGAAGTAAGTGATGTTAGTTGGTCGACGAAAGGATACACACCTGGTTGGACGCCGCTGTTTCAACGGATTACCACTCGACCAATGCTCGCTACGCAAGAAACGCTTGATATTGTTGGATCGCTTGAACCAAATATTGGTGCAGATGGTGACGGGTTCAATTCGATTGAAACAATCTTCTCGACACTACCATTCCAAGCAAACGAGAATATTCAAACTGCAGCAGATACAATGACACCACAGCTTGGTATCGATGAACAAATTGTTGCTAATATTGATGAAATTCCGGCTGTTCAACAAGATACTGCAAAAGCACACGGAATTGACCTTGGCAAGCTAACATCGAGTTATAACACACCAAAAACATCAAAACTGCAATGCCACCTGCTGGTACAAAACCAGAGATGTTCTCTATTGCCGACGAGACGGCAGGATTTCCACAATCGCCAAAGAATAATCAGTACCACCGTGTAACTTACGAAAGCCACACAACGGAACAAATTCCACCACGTTTGTATAGATACAGCAAAGCAAAAGACAGATGGGTATATCTTGAGACTGATGAGCGCTGGGCTCAGCAAACAAACAAAGGTCGATTGAAATCGTACCTAGTTGATCAGGATAGTACTCCAATTGAGGATATCAAATGAGATCGCAACCATATTTTTACTCGCACCAAATTGAACGATATCTAATTCAGTTTGCTAACCTCTTCACTGGGTTTTCCGTTAAGGTTGGACAAGGTGAGCGTCAACAACAAATTACCGTTCCAGCAATGTATGGCAGTATTGATCGTGTCGTAGCATCAATTCAAGCTGGCAATACTCAAAATAAACCAGTTCGGTTGCCGGTGATATCGACATTTATGACTGGGATTGAGATGGCACCTGAGCTGTACAAGGGTGTTGGCGGTGAGGAACGTAGCACGTATCTACCAAGCGGTGGTATCTTGCCTGATGATATTCGAGTGGTCCATCGTTATATGCCGATCCCATACCGTGTAACAGCTGATGTATATCTGTTCGTTAGTAACCAGCAACAACAATTAGAACTGCTTGAACAAATTCTCATTTTATTTGACCCAACGCTACTAATCCAAACGAATGACAGCAAGTGGGATTGGACTAAATTAGTATATGTTCAATTGCTGGGAATTGCACTAGAAGAAACTATTCCAGCGGGCGCCGAGCCTCGTAATATTTTTGCACGACTATCATTCTCATTTCCAGTATGGCTAACCCCACCTGCAAAGTTGAAGAGTGACTTTGTTGAAAAAGTGTTTATCCGTGTCGGTTTGGCTGATGAGATGGATCCTAGCACGGTCGTTGAATTTTTTGACGGTGTGCCAATCGATTATATCAAAGCAGCAGACGCTACCGAGTTGTTTACGCCACCACCTGCGTGAACACACTGCGTTGAGCAGTAATCGTTATATCGATTTCGGTGGATATTGAATGTCACAAATTTATTGCATTTTTTACAGCCAGTCGGTTCGTCTATTCCGTTCAGCACACAATAAATCTGTTCTCGCACACCACCATCGCACCAATCGTACTGGTCACGAAATTCGTTCCACGCTTCTCTATTGATTTGAGCGTAGTATTCCCAGCGGGGGTTGAGCACATAACGCCCGTTTCTCGTGGTCAAAATCTTGCTCTGTAGTAATTTCTGCAGCATATTGCACCGTTAGCGGTAGATAATCTTTGATATTTACCTAAATAGTGTGGTACATTGAAAGGATCCATTATGGCATCACTAGTTTCCCCAGGCGTAACCACGTCACTAATCGACGACTCGTTGTTTATTCCAAGCGTAGCAGATACCGTTCCGCTATTCTTCGTTGCAACGCAACAAAGCAAAAAGCAAACCGACGGCATTTCAACCGCTCTAGGCACAATCGAAAGCAATGTTGTTCGCACAATCACATCACTAAAGCAAAGCTTGTCGATGTACGGTGTTCCATCATTCTTGTCTGCAACAAATGGTGCAGCTCTTCACGGTGATGCTCGCAACGAAGTTGGTCTATTCACACTAAACCGTTTCCTAGGTCTAGGTAGCCTTGCATATGTTGTTCGTGCTGACGTCAACCTAAAAGATGAATACACTGATACATCAGCATCTTGGACAACGAAGACAACTGCTGCAGCTGCTGAACTACAAGCATTGGTATCCGCATACATTGACGCATACAATATGCAAAATGGTTATTTGGACACTGACCCGCTATTCAAGTCGACTGTTACAGATGTTGAATTAAGCACATTTATCCATCAGGTAATGTCACCAATCTTTGCAGAAAACACTTTCAAGAAGACTGAATTTGATTTCTACGACAACAACTTGACACCAGCTCTAAACGCATCCGGCAAACAAACTGTTAGCTTTAATGCTGGTCTAACCAGTGCAAGTCCTGCATTGGGCAATGTTGCTACCGTTTATACAGCAGTTATCGTTGTTGATGGAGTGTCAAAGAATATCAGCATCACAGGTTCAAACGCTCAAACTGCTAGCGCATTTGTTGCACAACTAAACGCTGGTTTGGCTGGCTCCGCTCTAGCAGCGATCACTGGTGGTGATTTGGTTATTACCTCTGCTTCAACAGGTAATAACTCTTCTATTTTGATTATTGACCATAATCTATTCTCATCAGTAACAGGTTACAACGCGCTGTTGTTGCCAATCTCTGGTGCATCTGCTGACAAACCACTTGATGTGTTTGCAAATGGCTTCAACCAACCACCTTTGGCTCAAGGATACCTTGGTATCGACGGTATTTTGGCAAATTGGAAAGCTACTGCACCTGGCACAAGCACAAAACCAGCTGAGTGGACATCTGCTGAAGCTGCTCACACTCTCATTATTGCTGCAGAAGACTTCAAAGCGACAGCTGAGTTCTCCAACTCAACAAGTCTTGGTGCTACTGATGCTGAAAAGCGTCAAACAATCGTTACAGCGCTACAGGCAGTAATCAACAGCAACACAGAAATCCGTTCTGAATTGTATGAATACAACCTAATCGTTTGTCCAGGTTTCCCAGAAGTTGTTGACGATATGCTAACACTATGCGAAGACGTTGGTGAAGAAGCATTCGTTATCGGTGACGTTCCGTACCAACTAGATCCAGAAGCAGCTGCTAACTGGGCTGTTGCACCAGCATCTGCATCGAATAGCCGCCGTGTTTCTCGTAACGTAGCCTACTACTACCCACACGCTGTTGCGTCAAACATTGATGGTAGCGACGTATTTGTTCCAGCTTCTGCAATCGCTCTACGCACTTACGCATACAGCGATCAACAATCCGAACTATGGTTTGCGCCAGCTGGTGCTCGTCGTGGTACTGTTACTGGTATCTCTCGCATTGGTTATGTAACCGGTACACTAGGCCAGCCAACAACATTTGTTGACGTTGCTCTAAACAAAGGTCAGCGTGATGCTCTATATCAGTACTTCAGCAACATCAACCCAATCGCTAACCTACCAGGTCGTGGTATTGTTGTATTCGGTCAAAAGACTTCACAAAACTACGCATCTGCACTAGATCGCGTTAACGTTGCTCGTTTGGTTGCATTCATCCGCCGTCAATCGCGTAAGCTAGGGTTCGGCTTCCTATTCGAGCCAAACGACACGATTACACGTGCAAACTTCAAGTCTGCTATCGACGGTATGTTACACAATGTGATGGCTTCTCGTGGTCTAGTTGACTACTTGACAGTTTGCGACACGTCAAATAACACACCTGATCGTATCGGCGCTAACGAGATGTACCTAGACATCGCTATCAAGCCAATGATTGCGGCAGAGTTTATTTTCATCCCAATCACCGTTAAGTCACAGGGTGCTAGCTTGTCTGCATCGTCTTAAAAACATCGCAACAACAATGGGGGCGAATTGCCCCCATTTTTATTTCCCTATATACTTGGATATAGCCATTAAACCAAATATATGACAACTCAAAAAGCACAATGTGTAATATGTGGATACGAAGCAGATTTCATCCCACCATCGCACTTAAAGAAACACAACATCACAACAGCTGAGTATAAGATAAAATATCCAACCAATCCACTTGTCTCTGCTGCGTTTCGTGCAGCAGCAGCAGAACGCAATAAAGCTGCAAATGAGCTACGAAAGGGGACAAAGCGTACCCCAGAAGAAAAAGCAAAAATGTCGGCAACTAAAAAAGCTCGATATGCATCTGGTGAGACAGTTGCTTGGAATAAGGGAGTTCCTCGAACAGACGAGCAGAAATTGCATCAATCAATGGTTGCTAAACAACAGTTCACTAACGGTCGTGTTCATCATATGCAAGGTAAACACCATACTGAAGAAACAAAATCTAAAATCGCAACGCATTTCACTGGCAGAACCCTACCTCAATCGACGATTGATAAAAAACCGCTACGATGCAGCAGAAAAAGGCTGATGGGTGGGTGCACCCCAAAGGTGCTCATATTCCTGCTGATATTCAAATTAAACTAGATGATCCAGAATGGTTTAAGACGCAGCATTTTATATTGCAAAAATCGTTAACTGAAATCGCTTTCGAACTACATCTCGACCCCACTACGGTTCAACGCCGTTTTGCTGCGCTTGATATCGGCTCACCCCAGCAGTTCCCTGTAGCGAAAAATGAAAAAGAAATTGGAGACTTTCTCGAAACGCTAGGCGTACAGGTTGTTCGCAACACTCGCTCTATTATCGCCCCACAAGAGCTTGATATCTATCTACCTGACTACAAAATTGCAATCGAACACTGTGGGTTGTATTGGCATAGTAGTGCGCACAAGCCATCACACTATCACAAAAATAAGTTAATTGCTTGTAATAGTGCTGGCGTGCGTTTGATTACCTTGTTTGAAGACGAGTGGCAGTTTAATAGCAATCTTGTGAAACAAAAGTTGACACATATTCTCAACAAATCAACTCAGCCATCGGTTGCCGCTCGTAAGTGCGCAGTGGACTTGTGCGTCTCTTCTGTAGATAAGCGATTGTTTTTGGACACAAATCACATTCAAGGAGACGGTCCTGGTAGCATTAATATTGGACTGTGGTACGACAACGCTCTCGTTGCGATAATGTGTTTTATCAACAAAGGGTCAGTAGCAGTGCTTAATCGGTTTGCAACGTCGTGTATATTACCAGGTGGGTTTCAACGCCTTCTTGCAGCCTTTGTGAAAACATATTCGCAGTTTACAACAATCGAGTCGTTTGCGGATCTACGTTGGAGCGAAGGACGCGTGTATAGCGCTAGTGGATTTGAATTAGTTAGTACCATCCCGCCTGACTATTATTGGGTAAAGGGGTTGCTACGTGAGCATAAATTTAATTTTCGCCATTCGAGGCTAAAAGCAAGATTTGAAAACTACGATGCTGCAAAGACGGAGGTTCAAAATTGCAATGCAAATGGATGGTTGCAGTTGTACGATTGTGGTAAGCAAAAATGGAACCTAACTATACCTGTTTAGCCCTCTTTTTTCGTGCTATATACTTGGGAATGTTCGCTCGACATTGCAGCGAATATAAAAATCCAAATTACGTGTTGCATACAAATTGAAATTATTGCAATATTAAATGGCTCTCTCATCACTTTTTAAAGGAAATACAAAATGGCAAAGAAAGACACCAAGGCAGTTGAAGTTGCAGCAGTTGAACCTACGATCACCGTTGACGGCGAGCAGTTCACTATCAGCACGCTATCCCCACAAATTCAGAATGCAATCGCATTGCTAAACAAGTGGAATGCAGAAAAGACCGAAGCTGAACAAACCGTTGTTAAGCTACAGTACGCTGTAAACGCTCTTTCTGTTGAACTAGCTAAGGCTATCAAGCCAGCTGAAGAAGCAGCTCCTGCAGCTGAGTAATCAATACTCACCGTGAAGAAAAAGTCCGCCTAGTGCGGACTTTTTTATTGTCGTCTTATCTAAATTCGGGTAGTAGTTTATTACCCTTGTGTCCGTTCTCTTCTGCTGTTATTACACGTAAATTTTGTTCGCAGTGTAAACCACATACCACCTTGCTGGTCAGTGGAAGTATGTGATCCACACGTGTTGCACGCCAGTTGACTTTGTTAACCGTTCAGCTTCGGCATAAATTTCAGCAATTACGTGGTCATCAGCCCAAACAGCGGTTGCTCTTCTTATTCTCGCACGTCGTTTTGCGTTTGATGCTCGTTTAATGTGCTTGTTAGCGTCTGCCCATCTTGCGTTTGCGATTTTATGTGCATCGGAAGTTTCGCGGTAATTTTTTAAATATGCTAAAATATCATCTTTATTTTGCTGGTAGTATTCCGCCTGTATTTGTCGTATCTTTTCAGGGTGGTTTTCGCGGTATCGAGCTGAACGCGCTTTTCCGTTTCTGCGATTTATTTCTCGCACCTTTTCTTTGTTTTCAGCTCTATATCGTTTTGCGCCCTCTCTTGCGTTTTGTTTAGCTTGCTCGGAAACAGCTGCCATGTTGACCCTTTGGTGAAGTTGTTGTATAATTCTTCTATTGCAATTCTATTTATGTTAATATGTCCGGATATGCTGGTAATAGTGACCTGGAAGCTGAACATGCGCTAATTCTCGCAGAGAACGCTCTACATGCAGTTCGTCA